ACAACAATTTTATACTCTTTATTAGTATCTAACACATCCGCTAAATTTCCAGACTGACTACCATGATCAATTATAGTGGTATTAGCTGAACCAATTACAGGCGTTGTTAAAAGTTTATCGTAAGTTATTTTATGGTCTGGTAAATCGATAGATCTTCTATTAAGGTTAAAACTAACATTAAAATTTTGAGCTTTATCATTCGTGACAGGCTCAAAACCTGTTCCAACCAGAGAGGAACCATCTGAATTAAAATAACTAACAGATATATTTCCCGGAATGAAAACTCCTGAAAGATTTGCAAGAGACGTCATTGGAATATTTACATCAACAGAATCCGCTTGATTCGCTGTTTGTCTATCTAGAACTTCTATGCTTAATCCGGAACCAGAGTTAAAGTAGCTAGCATTGATGCCTTCCATGGAAACAGAAGCTTTAGCTATTTCATTAACAGTAAAATTCGCATCGTAAGAATTAACTTGGCAATCGTGAAAACATAAAACTCCACTTATATTACCAGTACCTCCTCCAATCATATCTACCCCTTCTTCGCTGGTAGCTAAATATAAATTTTTTTTATCATTCTCTCTATTAGTTTCGTCAGCAAACCCGCTTAATAAAGCGAACCTAGAGGTCAAACCCTGAGGCGTAACCTTCATACCTAAATGCTTTTCATTATGAAAAGAAGAAATTAAGTATTCTAAATTTACATTAACTACCGGACTAGTAGCTATAGGTCTATCTACCGGGCTAGAATTACCGATAGTATTAACGTCTGCTTTTTGATAACTGAAACCGTATGATATAGATTGAAGCTTATCTAAATTGGTAGTAATAGGAGAAGAGTACGTCTCGCCCGATTCGAAAGCTGGACCAACGTACATGAGCTCATTCTGATGAATGATTCTGTTTCTTAGCATAATTATTTTTTGCTAGCATATAATATACCTGCCAAATATTCGTCCACTTGATGATCGGCTGCTATTTGCTGCACCTTTTTAACTCTGTCAGGATTTTTGTCTATGGGTTTTTCTAGATAGCTTTTAACTTTCCTCGTCCAAGACTTAGGTTCCTCGTTTACGACAATAACATCAGCTATTTGAGAAACTATGTTTAATTGATCTTCAGATAATTCTTTCAGCTTATGTTTTTTCTTTAGTTCAGTTTCAACTTTACTTGTTAGCTTCTGAGCCAAGATCATGTTGTTTTTAACTTTTTCAAGCGAGAAAACCTCTTTACCTACTCCTTCACCTATAGGTTTAATAGTCTTTGTATTTTGAGGACTGGTCGTTCCGTCAGGCCTACCGCTCCCAGTTTGAGAAGTTCCTTCTTCTGACTCTTGTTGAGGAGCTATAGGAGCGAATAAACCATCCTCCTTGTAGTCTATATATTCTTTTTGAGACTCAAGAGATTCTTCTTTACTGGGTAGCCTACCGCTTTGTAGAGCCTCTAAACCTTCCTCCGGAGTTAAAATACCTAACTCTATTAAACGGCTATAAATCCTGTTGTTATTATAAGGGTCTTTAAGTTTAATGTCTTCAAATACAGGGGTGGGATAATTTCTTAAACCTAATCTTTTGGCTATAGATTTAATTTCAGGTATTAGGAAATCATTTATAAAAGTTTCTCTTGCTTGAGTTAGTCTAGCGATAAAGACATCTATTTTTGCTGACTGATTTGCGAATTTTTCACTACCGACTAAAACGTTATTTAGACCCATTTGAATATCTCTGTCAACCACTTCATATTTTTTAGGATCAAGAAGGTCTGCTATTTTAGGAATTACAAATTCAGCCTTGGTTGTATAGTCCGCAATTAAAACTCTACCGATAGATTCATTTTCGAATAAGTTCTGCATAGCCGACAGATTTTTTTGATTAACTCCGCCCTTATCCGGTTCTGTACCCATTGTAACAAGTAAAATCATTTGCTGCATGGTCCTAGTTAAAGCCATATCCATTTTTTTCATTTCGGCTTTCCAGTTGATATCTTCTAAAACTGGATAGCCCATCGGGACGCCGAATGGTTCATAATCTTGCTTTTTATAAAAAATCGCTGAGATCTTAGTCGGGTCTAAAGGCATAGACAGAATAGTATTTTGACTTGCGTTTTGTTTTTCTAATTGCTGTCTTGTCGACTCGGGAAGGCTTTTTAGAATTTCATAATCTTCTTCCGTTTGGGGGTTTTTCAACCTCATCATTTCGTAAGAATTTAAAATTTTATAAAAAGAACTGGCTGCAAAAGATATATTACCACTAACCTGTATATCTGCGGGGTTTAAAATCGCGTACCTAACAGGTAAAGAAATATTAGTTAAAGTATTAGCGTAAGTTTGAGTTAGTCGTTTAGCGTCTTCTTTAGAAATATCTTTTTCAAACTTATACATGAATACGTTACCAGACCTGTAGTATTCTCTAAAAAATCTATCTAACAGGCTTTTTAAATTAATTTTATTAAAGAAAGCTTTAAAAAATTCTCTTGATTTTTTACTACCGCCCGTTAAGTATACATCGCTAACAGAAAGCTCTGTCATTAAATCTATAGTGTTCCTAAATACAGAAAAATTATAATAAGCCTTTTGGCATAAAATTACAGTATCTCTTACGTCTAGATTAGTAGCAGCCTTACCGTATGGCCCTAAAGAATAATTAAAAGGAACCATCCCCTCGTCAATATTCCTAAACCTATCTGTACGGACTATAGACCCAGACTTGTTTCTTCTCATGCCGGTATCTTCTCTAGCTGAAGCGGACGAAGTCATCAAAGGAGTAGTTTCGTCACTAGCCTTCTTTCTTGGCTTTCTAGCAGAAGCTTTTTTCTCCAAGGATGATTTTCCTTGGTTTGCATTCGTAGTTTGAGTCTTTTTAGCTGGCATAACTTAGATAATATTACACTGATGAATAAAAAAAATCTAAAATTTAAAAAAAAGGCTTAAAATAATCTAAAATAAACCTTTATATCATTCTTGGGACAAAAGTGGCGTCCTGATCCTCTAGATTAATCTCCATCATGTCATAATACGACTTCAAAGCCCAATTAGCAAGCATTAAAGTGGTATAATTATCTTTTCTTGCTCTAGTAGCAGAAGTGCTTCTTTTTAAATGATGAGGTAAATCAAAGGTTTGAGTACCTCTAGCAGTTGTTTTAACCTCAACTAAGGCGCACTGTTTTTTAGTTTGGTAAATAAGATCGTCTTGAGTCTCTATGAATGAACCAACGTTTTCCTCTGGGGTAAGTTTAATATCAACCCTTTGATTCGTGGTGGTTGTAAATACATCTCCATGAGCAGAAGTCTTAGAGGCGAACCAAATCTTTTTATGGTCTATACATGCTTGAAGATGCTCATTAGCTTTTCTGATAAATTCTGAGGTAAATACTTGCTTGAAGCATATTACTCCATTTTGTTTATTATAAGCTCTCCTAGCCTTCTTTAGTTCTAAGGCGTAATCATTACCATCTTTTTCACTATTGAAGTTAAAGAACTTAAGATTTATATTATCTTTTAAAAATAGTTCTGATTCATTAGCGGAATCAATAAACTGATAACCAGCATTATCAATACATATCATTTCGATATCAAAATTCTTAAGAATATAATATAAATATTTAATATGATCTTTTAAATCTCCACCAGCTACAGCATAACTATGTACTAACGTTCCATCTTTTCTTTCGTCATCTAATTCTAAAACAGACATCGCAAAATAGTCAGAAGTTGGACTGTTTGAAAACGATGGGTCAATTCCAAGCATATACTTTTTGTCTTTTACGCCCTTAAGTAGAGTGGTTGGTTTATCTCCATCGGGAATAGTACATTCGAACATTTTCTTGGCGCTAAAATAAGAATCACTACCATCCGTAAATTGAGCACAATATTCTCGTTGGAAACTAGAGTGACTTTGTCCTCCGTTTTGAGCTTCCTCGATAATCGTTGTATCAATCATCTCTTCAGGTAAGGCTTCGTAGCCCATTTGAGATATAAAGTAGTTAGCGTCTAATTCTTCTTTAGAATAAATTTTTTCTGTCCACTCTTTATAGGTTTTATATAAATTTTCAAAAGTATAGCTCGCAGATGACAAAGCTATCATCTTAGAATCATTTACAAACTGCATCCTATCTTCTTCTTTCATTGAGCCTTCCGCGATAAGCTTATCTTCTATTTCTCTAATCTCAATACGCTCTTTCATGTTTTGAGGAGCAACCAAGAAGGGCATAAGAACGGTCTTTACGATGTCTTCGCTTAATAATAAGAACTCGTCTAGCAATAAAACATTAGCACGAAAACCACGAATTTTTTCACCGCTTAATGGGATAGCTGTTATCGTCCCTCCGTTAATTTGCCATTCGTACTGGTCGTTTCTTTTTGAGGGAGCAATATGAAAAGCTTGCCGTAATAATTCTGCCCCTTTCGAATTGACAATTTTTTCTAGGTTCGTAAAGATATTTCTAGCTG